GGCGCCGGCATTCGCGTCGGGCGGCGGTGGTGGCGTCGACGTGGGCAACGTGGTGTCCGCGATTCAGGGCGCCGCCGCTCCCATCGCCGCCATCGGTGGTGCCGTGCTGACCGTGCTGGTCGGCATCAAGGTCTACAAGTGGGTGCGCCGCGCGATGTAACGGCAACCGGGGGGAAGGGCCGACTCCCTCCCCCCGGTCTTTCAACGCCCTGGACAGGGCAAGGGGCTCAAAATGGAAGGGTGGATCTGGCTCGGCGCATGGTTGGTGGCCTGCGCGATCATCTTTGTGGATTTCAGCTGATGCACTGGCTCGCTCGCGTGTTCGCTTCCGCGATTGCTCGCCGCATCGCATACGTCCTTGTTGCGCTGGTCCTGGCATGGGCTGGCATCGGGACCACCAAGGCGGCGACGTACCGCTGCACCGCGATTGCGGCCAACTGCACCGAACCTGAGGCGTTCGCGGAGGCCAATGCCTATGCAAAGTCGGTGGCATCACCTCCGTACGTTGCCTGCGTCTGGAAAGGCAGCGGGAAGAGCTACGTTGGCGCGTTCGGCTCGGAGGGCTGTCAGGGATATCGAGATGGCCTTCAGACGTTCTATTACAACGGCACCTGTGCAGACCAGCCGGAGTACACGGGGCAAGGCCCATGGTCGAACCTTGGTGGGTCCGCTCGGAGTGGCAGCATTGGCTGTCGCGGTGGCTGCGATGGAATCTGGAACAGGAACGCGGATTCTTCGTCCACGTGGTCGCCGACGGGCGCAGTCTGCCCGGAAGATGAGAAGAAGAATTGCGAGTCGCCAGCGATGGCGAACGCGGGGTATTACTGGAACTTCGCGCTCAATGTGTGTGAGCCGCCGAAGCCGGAATGCGCAGGTGGCCAGAACCCAAATTCGTTGGGACAGTGCGCGCCCGAGCCATGCCCTGATGGGATGGCGCAGCAGGCTGATGGCACCTGCAAGAAGAAGGACAACGAGTGCCCTGCAGGGCAGGTGCGCTCTCCAGATGGCAAGTGCCTGCCCGGTGACGGCCAGTGTGCAAGCGGCGAGGTTCGCGGCCCGGACGGCACATGCAAGAAAGATGGCGACGGAGACGGCAAGCCGGACCCGGTAGACGAAGAATCATTCTCGGGCGGCGATGATTGCAGTTCTCCGCCTGCCTGTAGCGGTTCGCCCATCATGTGCGGCCAGGCACGCATCCAGTGGCGCATCGACTGCAACACCCGTAAGAACCGCAACATCTCCGGTGGCCTATGCAGCGCGATGCCGGTCTGCACTGGCGAGAAGTGCGACGCGATGGAGTATGCGGGGCTGCTGATGCAGTGGCGCACGGCCTGTGCGGTGGAAAAGCTGGCTGGTGGTTCGAGCAACGGCGGCGACAACGCGGATGTAAAGGCGATTCGTGACGCGCTGACTGGCTCGGGCGGATCTGTGACGACGCCCGCCGACCGGCCAGCGTCCGACGTGTGGTCCCCGAGCAGCGGACAGCCAACGCGGCCTGACGCTTCGGGTTACGGCTGGGGCAGGGGATGCCCGCAGCCGCCCTCCATTGAGGTCATGGGTCAAACCATCGCGTTCGACATTACGCCGCTTTGCCGGTGGCTCGGCCTCGGCAGCTACTTCGTTGTGGGCCTTGCCGCGCTGTTCTGCCTCCGAATCATCGCCAGTAAGGATGCCTAACCATGCCAATGCTCATCAGTACGTTGCTGACCGCGCTCGCCGCGCTGTTCCGCTCGAAGTGGGGGCCGTGGGTTGCTGAGGCCATGGTGTGGCTGGGCATCTCCTGGGCAACCAATGAATTTCTCGTGGATCCGTGGATCAGCCAGATGGAAGACGCAATGCGTGCCGGAGCGCCGGGTGGCGAGTGGGGCGCGCTGGTGGTGTCCTATGCCGGCATCATGAAGTTCGATGTGGCATGCACGATGATCGCCTCAGCTGTGACGGCAAAGTTCGCTGTCGGTGCCGCGAAGACGTTCCTGACGAAGCGGACTTGACATGCCTATCGAACTGTTCACCGGGCAGCCCGGTAATGGCAAAACCGCGCTCATGATGGAGCGTCTTGTTGCAGAGGCGAAGGCGGCGACTCGCCCGATCTTCGCTGTCGGCATTGATGGCCTTGATCCTGGCCTCGCCACTGTGCTCGATGATGCGCGGCACTGGAACGACAAGGACGCCGAGGGGAATTACATCGTCCCGAATGGCTCGCTGATCTTCGTGGACGAAGCGTGGAAGTGGTTCGGACACCTGCATGACGCCACGCGGCAGCAGACGCCGAGGCACGTGCTGGAACTGGCCGAACACCGGCACCGTGGCTTGGACTTCGTGTGGACGACGCAGCAGCCGAATCAGCTGTATCCGTTCGTGCGCGGTCTGATTGGTGCGCACTCGCACGTGGTGCGGCGTTTCGGCACGAAGATGCTTGACGTCTATCGCTGGGGCGAACTCAACGAGGAAATCAAGTCGCTCGCCAAGCGCGATATGGCCCAGCGCACCACGCGGCTGTTGCCCTCGCAGGTCTTCGGACAGTACAAGTCCGCTGAGGTGCATACGATCAAGGCGCGAATTCCGCTCAAGGTGCTGGCGCTGCCGCTGATGGCCCTCGTTGGTCTTGGCCTCGCCTATTGGGCGTACACGTTGCTGCGTCCTTCCGCTGTTACGGGTGTGGCGGACACAAAGGGGACGCAATCGGCGTTAGCCGATGCGGCCCCTGCGCACGCTGGTACCAGCTCGCGTAAGGAAGATGCGCCGCGCTGGCCGACTGCCGCTGCCTATGCAAAGGACCATCTGCCGCGCATCAGCACCATGCCCTGGACTGCGCCGGTATTCGATGATCGACAGGCGCGATCCGATCCGCAGTTGGTGTGCATGTCGTCCATGGAAGGATTAGACGCGCAGGGCGTGCGCCAAGAAGCGAGCTGCCGTTGCCTCACCGAGCAAGGCACAGCCTATGAGCTGAGTCAGCCCGAGTGCCGCACGCTGGCGCGCAACGGGCCTGTCTACAACCCATATCGGGAGCGGTCTGAGGATCGGCGGGACCAGCGGTTTGACGCGGCAAGCCAGCCACGCCCGGTGGAATCGGTGGCGGTGACGGGCAGCGTTGTCCAGCACGTGGAGCGGACCATGGGGAGCTTTCCAGAGTCGCCGCCGTTCCCAACGGATAGCTATATGACCACGGCGCCGGGACCGAACAAACTATGACCAGCAGCGCCCGCGAAGTGCTGAAGTGGTTGGCCGTGGTTCTCATGACGTGCGACCACGTCGCCAAGGTGATCTACGGCGGCTATGTGCCAGGTCTCAGCGAGGCGGGCAGGGTAGCGTTCCCCCTGTTCGCACTGGTGATGGCCTACAACCTCGCCCAGCCCGGCGCCGACGCGGTTAAGTCGGTTCGTAGGCTCGGCATGTGGGGCCTGATCGCGCAGCCGGTGCACGCCTTGGCGTTCGGGTACTGGTTGCCGTTGAACATCCTGCTCACCTTTGCCCTGTGTGCCGCTGCCATCTATGCAGCCGGCCAGCGTAGGTGGGTTGTCCTGGCATTCGCCGCGGCGGTGCTGCCGGCATTCGTGGATTACCAATGGGCCGGGGTAGGGTTCGTATTGCTGGCATGGCTGGCCTTCCGGCGGCGGCAGTACTGGCTACTGGTCCCGGCGTTCGCGGCGATCTGCTGGTTCAACGGCAACCTGTGGGCGCTGGCGGCGATCCCGGTGGCGCTGGGCCTGTCTCGGCTGGTGTGGCCGGTGCCGCGTGGCCGCTGGGCCTTCTATTGCTACTACGTGGCGCACCTTGCGTGCATCGGCCTGCTGGCGCCTATACTGCGACCATGAACCTGCGCCACTACCTCAACGTTCACTACTGGGTCGCCCGATGGATGGATCGGGAGTTCGCGCGGCAGCAGGCGCGCGGGAAGAACTAAACGCTCACGGGCAGGTTTCGCCCGGGATGTTCTCCCAGCCGCCTGGAATGCGCCGAAACGCAACGCCTCCTATGCAGCGGATTTCTTGCCGGCGCTGCTTGACCTCTCGTTCTGCCTGTTCTCGGCGTGCCCGAATCTCCGCCAACGCTGCTTTCCGGTCGGTCACCGGTTCGGGCTGGGGAGCCAGGTCACCACTGGTTGATTGAGCTGGCACAGGTTCGGCGTGGAAGCGCGCATTCCAGGCGTCGCCGGTCCGGAGATGCAGCCAGATTGCAGCGCCGGCCATGCCGAGCAGTAGCACGGCCCACAGGCCGAGCCATGGGAACTCCCAGCGCGAGCGCGGGATGGGTTGTAGGTACTCCGGTCGTTCGCGTTCCATACGGCCCCCAAGGCGTCCTGCGCGCATTCTAGCCGGGGTGTAGGGGCGGCGCCCCTA